TACCCGCATCTTTGAAAATGATATTTGCATCGGAATCTGCATCCAATATTATATCACCATCTACATCTAAGGTATAATTATTAGGTACTGTAACCTTATATGTTGCATCATTTGCAAGTGTATGAGTTACGGTGTCATTACCTGCACCGTTTTTAAAGATGATATCGTTACCATCGGCATCCAGTGTAATGTCACCAGAGAAATCTAAGTTAAGGGATGTACCCTCTTGTGTTTGAGATCCAGTAGTTGTAAGTGTAGAGTTACCTGCAATGTCTGCATCAAGGTTGCTTGATATGTTAAGATCAAGGATACCAGTAACTGCTAATTGGTTTGTTGCACCTAATGTAAATGCAAATCGATTGACAGAGTCATCAAGGAAGTTGATGTTTGCTCCACCTGCATCGAGATTGATATCACCCACTGCATCAAGATCAATACCTAATCCAGATTTTAAAATAATATCTGTACCACTGTTTTGTGCAGTACTTAATAGTAGTCTAGTTTGAGTCTCACCCTGCAAGGCATTGCCTGTGGGATATAATATCTCACCTGCCGAAGCATCGAACACTCGTTCGATTTCGTTAATTGCCATGACAACATCACTGTCACCATTGGTCAGTAAGTTGGCAGGATCCCCTACGTTGTACGAGACCGTATTTAAGTTGTCTCGTAATATTTTAAACGAGTCTGATAATTTTGTAAATGGTCTTGACATCTATAGTTTCTCTACTAGTTGTGAGAGTAATGATTTGATGTCAGAGATATCACTCTCTAACACGTCAACCTTATTTCTCAGTTTATCCTCTTCTGACTGTTTTGCCAGTCTCTTTTTCTTTGCATCCTTTGCTTTCTGGATACTACTTCTATTTATATTAATAATCGCACCAGATTCGGGATCTCTCACCAAATCTGGTTCATCTTGTACCTTTACATAATCATCAAAATTTTTAGTTGGTCTTTTCATTATGTTGCCAATGCAATTACTCTTAGGTCACGGAACGATGGTACATGTGCAGAACTTATACTACGCATTACAATCTTAACTTGGAACTGTGTAAACTCTGGTAAGTTACCTTCATCTCCACCAACTAAGTAACGATACTCACGGAAAGTATTTGGATTAATATCTGGTTGTATCGTTGACTCTGGTTCTATAAGTGCCCATGTCATTTTATCAATGTTAGCAGATCCTTCCTGTGCTACTTTGAAATACATTTGGAAGTCTGCCTGTGGTGGTCTATTTGCGGCGACCATAATTTTCAAACCAGTTGCCGGTACAGACAAAGTAGTTACCTTAGTAATATGCTTTGCGGACTCAGTACCAAAACTCGGAGACAACTCTGAGATATATGTTAATGGTACGTTATATCCATCGGTAGCGGCAGAATCTTGTCTTGAAATCAAGTTATGCATAGTCATAACATTTGTTGACTGCAAGTCAAGGATAGGTGTTAAGAACGGATTAGTTGTAGTCATGTTGACCTGTACATCTAATGAACGTCCACCTGCCATTTTACCGGCACCTGTTTGGTCTTCAGTACGTCTGTTATAAATTGCACGAGCATTATTATACCTAATGTTAGCACCATCTTCCACAACCTCAAACTTCGAATCTTTAACGAATCTAGTTTCTGTTCCGGCAAGTGATTGCTGAGTCACACCTTTTAATGATACAGTTATGTTAGTATTGGATGGTTGAGTGATTCCCATATTTGGTCGTATAACTTCGTAGTTTACGTTCTGTGATGAAGTTACTGTCTTACCACCAAACCACTTACGTGAAGTAGCAGTAGCATCTGCTTGATAAGTATATCCAGAATTATCCATTCCAGTAACAACTCTTATACCGTTAACCTGTGCACCAGTTAATCCATTTCCAAAGTTAGTTGCAGAATCAATACCACGAATATTAGTGATATCACCTACTCTCAAACCATGGTTACCAAACATAACTCTAACTGAGTTAGAACCGGCATCAACAATTAAAGGATCCTTTGCAAGTGCTTCTGGTTCTACGTTAGTGTTGTGTAACATTGCGGTACCAGATGTTGCAAATCTAGCAACGGTAAGTCTATATGCAAGGTCTGTATCAGAAGCAGGTTCCCAAATTCTAGAGTTCTGAGATTTAAAGAATGATCCAAGAATAGGTTGTTGTTGAATACGTGCTTCGGTAGTACCTAATTGGAACTCACCTACTTTACCTACATATACATTAAAGTCTGGATCATTTTCTAACGGTCTTAGACAGATAGCATATTCACCAGGCGCAGATAAGAACGTTGGTGGTATTGAAAATGTTGTACCGTTCTGTAGCATAACTTTGTTTGTAGCACCATCTGGTACTACATTAATTTGAGATGCCATTAATACAGTGTCTTCTATAATTTGTGAAGAAGATGGAACACCATTTATTGTTGGACGAATTTCCATGGCAACACCGGTAGAACCTTTAGATGAGAAGAATACTTCTACATCTGTAAGCATTACACCACCTGCTTGTGATATTTGGAAAGTCTGAGCAATAGGATCGTGATATATGCCATACTCACCTTCATAATCATTGACACGTCCACCTTGAGCAACTGCTCCTGTGGTACCATAACCATCAGTCCCAGCGTCAGGGTTGGTGCCACCGGCAGGTGTACCAGTATCTGAACTATGGTCTGCGACAGGCCATATACCATCCCATGCTTCGTATTCTATTGTCTGTCCTGCATATTCTGTAGTCGTAGTTTGATTACCAACAATAACACCTTGAGTTTCAGATACTCTTACGTCTGTAGCGATAGTTTCATCAACAAGTGTTTCTGTCCAAGTAGTGAAAGCACTAGTAGTTTCTGATTCACTGCTAGTAGTTTCTGAACCTACAATTTTAAGTGTACGAACAATGTGAATATGTTCTTCTCTTGTTTCTAGTTGTCCCGCAGATGTAAAGATAGCAGAACCACTTGAAATAGAGGAAACTTTATCAGAACTGTTAACATCGTTTAAATCAAACACACGTTGCCCAGTACTAAACTTCATTGCACTGTTACATGGAACTTCAAAAGATCCTATAATAGTACCATTAGCATCTGAGATTAAATTACTTTTACCTCTACTATGTTCTTGAGTAGGTTTCTTAACACCGTCATTATCTTTGTACGTTGCGGCGTTCTCAATATGTTTAGTAGACATTTCTTTAAATGCAGTCTCTTCTCTACAGAATGATGAAACATTTGTATTATCAAAGAATGGGAAGTATTGAGTATTTGGTCTACATCCGTCTGCTTGGAAAAATATTTCTATTGAACGCATAATTGGCAATACGGTAATACTAAGAAGATGATCACCAACTACTTCACTGATAGATGATTCAGATGCCACACGGTTTACTGTATTACTTGTTGTAGTAGTTGTAGTAGTTTGTTGCTCTGATTGATATGTGTTAGTAGTCTCTATCGTCCTAGTCTGTTCGTAGGTAGAGGTGTTGACTGTATTAATACCAGTTCTAGTTTCAGTAGTAACAACATCCCACATATCTGTAGTAATGATATCACCCCACCAGTATTGTCCCCAATCCCAGTAACCGTAACCTGTTCCAGATCCACCTAGACCGAAGTCTCCGGTAAAATATCCACCACCCCACTCATAACCACCGTACCAACCAGACCAGTCAGTCCACTGTCCGTCTGTCCAGTTCCACCATGAGTCAATAGCACTACGTGATATTTCTTCGGTACGTTCTCTTGATATTTCTACAGTTTCAGTATATAATGTTTCTACGTCTGTTACAGTACCGACTTCAACCCATTCTCCTAATGTTTCAGTAGTTTCACTACCAATAAGAATTGGATCTGTATTATCCGTAACTACTGTAGTTGAGGTAGCACTAGTAAATCCATTCGTATCACCCACTTCTAATGTATCTGGATCAACACCATACCATGAATTTGCTGAGTTATTCCAGTTAAGTGCTTCACGAAGATCAAGTTTTGTGCTTTTACCTACAACTTTCTGTCCAACATACTCAGTATCTTTCCACCTATCAACTTCTGGTGAAATTTTCATTCTCAATAGAGATTTGTGCTGATAAAATGGTGCGAGGTTTTCTGTACCAGATGCAAGTTCTTGTGCTTCGAATAGTTGTCCAGTATAGTTAAGTACTACCTTATCACGTTTAATTTTAGTAACACCAGTCGTTAAGACATCAGCAGAATCAAAGAATAAAGAAACGTTTTCTTCTGGTGCTCTTGGTCTTAATGTTTTATTCGGCCCATCGATTGCTGATTTAGCACCTTCACCTTTGTTTTGTGTATGTTGATGGTCTACAAATGAATCTACAAAGAAACCAGATTTTGCACGGTCTCTACCACCACTATCAAGAACATCCATAAACTTAGTATTCAGTTCTAGTAATGATAATGCAGTAACTTCTTCTAGACGTTCTACTTTCTTTTCTAGTTTACCGATATCTGCCATCGTGAATCCCTTACGTGGAATCAACGTTTGCGTTATATCTTCGGTATGCATAGTATTTGGTTCCATACGAATATTGTATAGATCCATAGAACCTTCTGGGATAGCAGGATATTTCGGATTAAGAGATGATGAACCTCTAATAATTTTTAGACCTGCTTCTGGATTGATAATTAGTTTGTCTAAACGTGGCAAGTAATATGTTGCATCCGCAGTAATAGTATCACTTGGCACTGGTAGTAACGGTACATTGTTATATACACCGTAACCATTAGTAGATGGACGGAAATCAATAACATCTCTTAGAGAGACTTTGTTACCGTCACGTAATGTCTGAGCAGGTATTTTTAGGTAATCTACTTCACCGTCATATGAGTTGACTGCGAAGAATGCTCCAGACGCATCCGGAGAGAAGTGTTTAAACCTAACAAATACTGGTTGGTTAGCACTATCTAATCCACCACCTTGATAAAGCAATCTACCATCTTCATACGATTGCATACGAGCACCGGCATCGAATCTAAAGTGTGGGAATATATCTTCACCATCCGAGTCATGTTTTCTAACTCTATCGACAGAATATATATCAGATGCTCCAAGTTTAATAACAGACCAACCTTTACCGTCACTATCAAGTGTACTGGTAACAGTAGTTTCTACTAAATCTTTATTCTTAACAGCAGAATTTGTCTTCTTAATGAATCCAATTACTTCATATGCTTTACCACTTGTCAAACCACTTAAACGTAAAACTTTATTGTTTGACTGTAATGAGGCAGACACTCCAGAAGGCATCCAATCATCTGTAGCGGCAATGAGTACATCCGATACGTTTACAAACGATTCTCCGGCATCTGTTAAAGTAATGTCTTTTGTAGCGGCACTCGCAGTAAAGTTATACTTCTTCATAAATGTATAAGTTACATCTAAGAATGATTTTGGTCTACGAATAGGAGCATCAAATAATAAACCTGCCTTTTCTTGCTCATATATGTGGTTAATATTATTTTTGTCTCGTACTACAGTAACATAGTGAGTATTAGTGGCAGACTTAACTGACATTACGTCACCGATAGACTTAGTTAAATTAGTGACTTGTACGTTAAACAAGTGAAGTTTGTATGCGGGTGTACGTGCAAATTCTACTGCACCACGACCAGATTCAACACGGAGTCTACCTGCCGGTTCACCTTGAGTAATGGCACGAACATTGGCAGTACCAATTTTGGTACCCGTACCGTTTGCGTTCGGTAAGAGGTCAACTGTTTCACATGTATCGACATCAAGCATACCAACACCAGAATCGAAATACATGTAGTTACCATAACTAATACCAATTTGATCTTCACTTCTTTCAATTGTTTCGGTTGCTCTTTTTAGAGGAAGAATTTTAGGTGAGTCGGTTTTTACTCTTTTACCTTGAATATAAGCAGAGCCTGGATCTACTATAAGTTTAAAGTAGTCATCTACAGTTCCATCTGCTTTGTAAATTGATTTACCGTTTGGAGTAACACGTGTTTTCCAATACTTCTTAATGAAGTCACCGGCAAGGTCGTTGATTCTTTCATCAACATATTTAAATGTTTTGTGTTCTGCTTGTTGTACACCACCTTCGAATCGTCTACCTGCTACAACACGACCTACATGTAAGTACGTATCACCCGCAACAACATCATTTCTCTTAGTTAAAATAAGACGAATACGTAATCTGTCTGCGCCAGGCGATGATCTGTTTGGAGTTGCCGCTTGGTTATCATACAATGCATCTGTATCAGTAACTGTTATGATATCTTGAACTACTTTAAATCCGTAGTCTACTGTTTGGTTGTTCTTGTACTTGTCTAAGAAAATCTTTTGCTTATCGGCATATACAAAATGACCGGCAACAAAGAAGTCTGTGGCATTAGTTTCAACAATAGAACCAAAACCAATAGCACGGTTAGTAGTGGTATTTGTAGTTTGTACAGTTAAGTTAATATTAGATCCATTACTTAAAACTTCACCCAGTGTCACAACAACATTATCTGTTTGTTGATTAGCAGGTGAAATAGTATTTGGATTTTCTAGGTATTGGACATAAATAGTATCCGGATCTGATCCGACAGCGGCAACTGCTTCTACTACTCTAACCTTTATACTAGAGGTTGCACCAGTAAGTACTGTACCCTCAAGTGTGCTAATATCATCAAAAGAATTATTGGCATCGTTTGATATTTTAATATACGAGTATGTGTTAGTTACAGCACTACCACCCGCAGAAACCTCAACACCATCTTTTTCTAGAACATACATTCCAAAACGAGCAATCTCTTTCTGGAGAATCGTTTGTAACTGAGTTAATTCACGTGCCTGTAGAGCACGACCTGCGTTAAAGAGTATACGATGATAATTATCGCTATCTTTATAATCGTCCTTATACGTTGAACGTAATGTTTGTTCTGTTAAAGTAGTTGCCATTTCTTATTTCCTAGATTGTTATAACTATTTTCAAGTCTTCTGTTTGGTCTGCTGAACGAGTTACTGCTGAACGGTTATCAATATATAGCAGATCTCCCGTAAACGGATTGAACTCACCTTCAGTAATTGATTGAATAGTTCCATTAATAGTTGCGTTACCCACTACTGATATACTCTCACCATTTTGAAATGCTTTGAATCCTGTAGTTTCATTCTGGTGATACCAAACACTAGAAGAATCATTCGTATCATCGATGATTCCCTTTGCTCCACTAGTAGCACCTAATATTGTAGATTTTTGTACACTTGACTTGACAAAACTGTTTCCGTCTGTTACAATCTTATCAACACCACGAGCAGTAGTAGATGTAAGTCTTGGGCCGTTTGCACTATCTACATGAGGATTACGTAGTAACAATACTTGACGGAAGATCTCATCACCTGTGATGAAGTCACCAGTCTCAATACCATTTGGTTTAGAGTTGAACATCATGCCCTGTGATTTTAAATCGACTACTGGGTTTGCACCAATACCTTCTGGATTTCCAAATATAGGTCTCACGGTTGCAGAAGAACTTGCAGTTGCTCCACCCCCAGTAAGTGTTACGTTTGCATAGTCATATCCTGTTCCATAGTATGATGCACTTGAGTTACCCGCACTGTCTGCCTTTACTTTAACATCAATAATGGTCTCACCTGCACGTACTGCATATGCAGTAGCACCAGTACCATTACCTGTAATAGTTACTGTCGGTTCAGAGGTATAACTGGATCCTGCATTAGTTACTTTATATCCAACAATCTGACCTCTAACCGCATTATTCTGTACAATTTTCTGTTGTAAGTCTTCTGCCGGTGAATCTGAATCAGTTGTTGTTACAAATCTTACTGGCATGAACGCAGAAGATAGGAACTTATCGGCACGTAACGCACCAATTGAGTACAAGAACTTCCACGTATAACCATCAGAAGTTCTGAATGGAGTACCAGTGGTCTGACCTGTAGGTTGAATTGTAGATAACTGAGTAGTGCCGTCTTGCTTCTTACCTTGCTCTAGACAGATATAAATCTCGTTGTTTGCATTAATAGCATAGAATGGGTTCTCTGGAAAACCTACATCCGCATCATCGTATGCGTCATAGATTAAGTTAGCAACCCAACTTCTACGTGGGATTACGTATGTAGCATCTTCAATTAATTTTAATGATTGTATAGAACCACGAGCACTACGAGTATCACGTAGACTATTAAGAGGAATAGTTGCCACGTCTGAATCATTCCAATCCTCGGAACGTCCAATACCTGCAAAGTATCTTACACTAGCAGAGTCATTGAAGTCTTGAAGAAGATCATCAAGTACTTGTTTTTTAAATTTATCTGTAATTACTGGCATTTTCTATTCCTATATTATGTTAGGGTTGCTCCACCCTGCAAGTTTGTTACTATCCAAGTGTTAGTGAACCACATTAATGTTACACTTCCGTTCTGTGGAATGGTTAATGTACTTCCACCGGCAATGTTACTGTTCTCATTAATTGTTTGTTGTCCCGCACCAGATACGACAAGAGTCTTAACTTCTCCATTGATACTAGTTGTACCACTACCCATTGTGTGTGTTCCAGTAGATCCAGAAGTAAATAAAGTTACAGGATCAGTTGAGTTTACTGTACCACCAGTACTTGAAATACCTTGTGTCTTATATATGACTTTACTATTGAACGAAATACCACCATTACCTTTAGTATGTAGTTCAAGAGTAACGTTTGTATCTGTACCCGTTGCAGTAACTTTTGGATTGTTTGAGGTTGCACTATTCGCAACATCAATAAAGTTTACCGCAGCTGCGGTCTTAGTAAGTTGAATTAACTCATTACCTGCACTATCCGCAATGAACGCACCAATCTTAGGTGAATTCAATTGTGGTGATTGTAGTGTTTTATTCTTTAGTGTAGCAGTATGATCATTGAATACAAAAGTATCTCCTCCACCAAGTAGAGGCAGAGTTACTATACGATCAGCGGCAAGTTCACTTACTGCGAATACATACTGGTGATTTGCACTTGTGTCATTGATCTGCGGTGTAGTTAACACTGGACTAGTCAGAGTCTTGTTTGTAAGAGTCTGAGTATTAGTATCCATGGTAAGGATACCTGTATGATCTGGGATCTGTGCAAGGTTAGTCCCTGTAGGATCCACTACACGTAATGTAGTCTTATGTGCGTTAGCAGTTACACCATCAAAGATGATACCACTAGAATCGAAATCGATCAGTGACATCAATGATGCACCGTCACCCAGTTTGTTATAAATTTCAGAGAAGTTTTGCCCAATCTTCAGTCCGGCAGTTCGGAGTGTATCTCCTGTACCATCGTTGGCAACGGTTCCTCTGTTTAATACTTGTAATGTCATGTTATCTACCTAAAGATTATTACTTCTATTTATACTAGAAGTTACGTTTAATTGCTTCTCTTAGAGAAATTTCACTATCAGAATCACCAACAGGTGTACTGAATGTTGGGTGGTCTGAGTCTACCCTAGATACTGCGGGGTTCCAAGAGAATACTTCTTGGTCAATTCTCTCTGTACTAGAGAAATCAAATCCTGCAAACTGTGTAGATCCATCACTGTCATCATCGAATGTCGGTGAATCTGGTGTTAAGTACTCACCAAGACTTGAGTACATTCTATCAATATTGTCGATAGTAAGGTTCTCAAGATCATTAATATCATTACCTCTTGGAATACCCAATGATAGTTGTGCCGAGTCTTGTGCAAGACCAGAACTACTACCCATTCTCATTCTAAACTGTATTCTTGAACCACTCACGTCTGTAGGATTATTGATGTCGAACAATGCGGTATGTTGCTCGTATGCTCTTTCATCAAAGTCTGCTTGACCTTCCAATACAATTGGTGGTTTAAGTGCTTCGCCTGGATCGTACTGTAATGAATCAAGTCTACCTTCTCCTACTATCTGTGTAAGACCACCAAGATACATTCCTGCCGGATGGACTAATAATTTGTACGCATCCCTCCACTGTGCTAAAGATAATTCTGATCTAATCTGTAGAGCAAATGTCTGATACAGTTTATCATCCGTTAAGTATCGAGCACTTTCTGAACCTATCTTAGATTCATTTAAGTTAAATATATACTGTTTCGTATATACAACATCCGGTTCAATACCAAAGAACGTCTTAAAGAACTGTCTTATAGAGTATTTAGTACCTTTACTACGATACAAATAACTAGAGTATTTTACTGCTGTTCTTTTATCAATGAACCCTTGGAAGTAGTTTTGTCCAAGTAGATACTCATCCTCAAAGTATTCTAGTAGATCTAAATCTGTTTGAGATACGTCTCTTGTTTCGAAAACATTATTAATGAAACGAGTTAAGGACGCATTATCATTTTCAAACTCATAATATTTTTTTAGAAACGTTACGAATTTAGGATAGTCTGCTAAAAAGTGAGACGGTAAAACAGCATCGACCTGCGACTCACGCAGATTAATTGCACGTCTATTTGTATCCTTTAATGTTTTATCAAAAACAGTACTCATATATTACTCTTAGTTCGATGATGTGGTACGAATACCTTTCGCACTTAGTCTTGTGGTATCATGCTTGAGAATATATTCTCTTGTAGGTACAATAGCAGATGCATTAGCAGGTGTAACAGATAACTTGATTGAGTCATTAGTATTGGATTTAAACCCTACTAGACTTACTGTTCCTGCACCTGCATCATATGAACCTACATTGTCAACCTTAATATCACCACTAGCAGTATCTACAATTTGTAATCTCCTACCAGTAGTTGTATCAGTCTTTAACTCGTTTTCAATACGACAGTTTAATAACTGTCCAGCGAATGTTCGTTTAAAGATTGATGATTGTACGACAGTAGTAACATCATCTGGTGACTGTATTGAAGCAGGGAATGCAAAAGAGAAATCCTGTTCAACACCCGAAGATGGATATATTCTTTGTTGCATCTTAGTCTCTACACGAGATGATAAGATAGCAGGACTTACGTCATCAATCAATCTAAGTAGTTGTGATGCTCTGTATGCCTGTCCGAACTTACCTATATTTCCACTATAGTATACGTTCATTATATTTTTAACATTTTCTTGCAAAGTATTGATTGACAAGTTAGTGTAATCTGGGTTATACTGGAAGAACACATTACTTTCAATAAAAGTATCGATTGGATCTGTGTACTTCAATGCAAAAGAGGCAATAGATAATTGATCAACGAGCACTCGTATATTTGACTTAGCAGTATCTTCGATTACTTTTTGCTGATCAGATGTAACACCTTGTGACTCTTTGAAGTCAATAGACACGAACGTCACACCATATTCTGGTATAAGGTTGTCTTCTCCACCCCAAGAAATAATATCATTAATTAAAGATCCATAGTTACGAAGGATAAGATTGGAATAGTCTGCATGTGTTACCATTCTATTTTGAGATGCATATCTGAATGGTGAGTTTCTGCGAATAGACGCAAGTGATTCTTTATCATCACCACCGACTGAACGGTTCACTGTAGATACAATAGGTAATCTTTGTAGACCAGTACCAGAAACGGGTTCAGTAACCTCAACGGTATTCAATGGTTCGAATAGTCTAGCACCGTTGGCACTAGTACCATCCACTGAAAGATACTCTACTGTGATCTTAGTACCTGCTTTTGGTACTGCACCCAATGTAGATCCATTACCAAATGTCAGTTCGAAGTATCCGTTCGGTGCTTCTTTGAGAATATATGCCGGAGTTGTTGCAGTAATATTAGTAGCAGTCTCCAAATTAATATATGTTGTGAAGTCAGAAGATGTCGGACTATCAAATATTTTAATGACGGCAGTTGCACGATCTAAATTTTTATCTGGTATAATATATAAGGCATCCTCTGCATCTTCTCCTGCAAAGAAAGTTTTGGTTTTGGCAATACCTTCGAATATAGGAATGTTTACGTTGCCGTCTAGTGTTTTAAATTGGAAGAAGTTGTTACCATCGTTGGTTGCTTCGATCAATGATTGTGTTTGGAATGTATACGAAGCATCATCAACTGACGCAGTAAATTTATATCCGGATAATATCTGTAATGTTTCCGGTACGTCTTGCTGATCAACACCGATATTGAACGACAGATTAATTGTTCCTTGAGATGCAGTTTTTGATTGTGGTATATAACCTAGTGTCTCTGCATGAGATACTACACTAGATCTTAACTGAGCAGTGTTTAAGAACGATTCGTTCAATGCCATGTTTGCAGTCAAACCATTGATATGCGTATTGTATGCTAGAACGTCTAACAGATTAGATAATCCAGACGCATCAAAATCATAGTCTTTAAACTCTGATTGTTGTTTTAAATACGTCTTTAGATTAGTCTTTATCGAGTTAAAGTCTAAATCAGATGAATTGATTGTTGTTGCCATTATCGTAACCTGCTTAGTTTAAAGTCGAACTCTACTAGTTCTCCTTGGTTAATTATATTAAATATCACTGTTATATCCAGTGAGTTATTATCTGCGTCCGGATTTACGTTTACCTGCAACCTCGTAAAGTCAATTCTAGGTTCAAACACACGGATCTGTTCTTGGATGACATGTTTAATTTGTCCATATGTAGCATCGTCTGCTAACTCAAATAAATAAGAATTTAGATTTGCACCCATAAAAGCATTAAATGGTTTTTCGGTACGTTGCGTTAAAAGTAAATTCTTTAATGATTGTTTAACAGCAGAGATGGCAGTCTTCTTATAAACATCTCCTGCCCCTTTCACAGCAAAACTAAGATCCAGATCAAGAAACTGTCTGTTCTTTGTTGCGCTGAGAGAGGTTTGATTATCAAGACCTCCGTCTTCTATTGAAAATGCTCTTGCCATTTTAGTATCCTAAATTCCTATAGTTCTATTTATACGTTATCGAGCACTTCTATTAGTTCATTCTTTGCAAAAAGTTGACCATTATAAAATGTCTCAACTCTACGTTCGAAATAAATAGAGAAGTCCTCTGGTACTTTAGGAACCTCTATTGCTATCTGAGCAGTAAGGGATCCGTCTGGATTCCAGTTATCGTACTCTAGTGTTAGTTTTTG